AGATGCTCTACCTCTTCTTCAGTATAATTGTTGAGGGTGAAAACCCAACGCTTCGCTCGCGGAGGCATAGCTCAAAGTGGCCTGCTCAGTATTACCAGGCCACTTCAATCCAATCCAACAATAAGCACGCACAGTGCTCACACAAAGCCAATATGTCTATGATCCCTTATGCAGCTAGGGCAGCAACCGTCCCTTGGGGGCGAACTGCTGCACGTATAGCAATAGGACCCTTCCCTAAAAGAGTTGTGCAAGGAATCCGTGGTGCACAACTTATGAGAAAATATGGACCGACAGCCGCCCGTGCAGCAATGACCCTGGGTCGCGCATGGCGGCGTTCCCGTAACCGTCGTATAACGAATCCGTATAAGAGAAAGCCGATTATGTATCGCCGAACGGACAAATCGGCCAAAAACCCGGCACGAAAAAAAGCAACCGACCCAGCTGAACTGTCCACTGCCTACAGTATGTCAAATTTACAAGTCATAACTTATCCCTGGCCCGCATTCGACAACGGAACACTGTCGAGTGACAATCTGATTTCTAGAACCAGGAACACACTGAAGATCAGTGGAATCAAAATTTGCCAACGGTTCAGCTACAACCAACCACAGACGTCCGAAACGTACTGTGGTCCCATCCTTGTCCGCTGGTACCTCGTACAAGCGAAAAACGCGGGGGCACCCACCAACGCAAACTTGTCATTGGGACCAAGTTTCTTCAGGACAAACAATGAAGGCCAAAATCGCAATCGAAATTTTAATCCCGGAACAGGAGGAATCGCTGAATCTTACGATTTCGCTAAAATTTGTGCCCCCGTCAACCCCGACGAATCATTCCGTATCATCACCAAGCGAGAGTTTATGCTCCAAGGACGAACCGCAACAAGTGATCAACGAACAGTCCCCTATATGTACACCCTTAAGGAATGGTTTCCAAACGGGAAAAAGTACACATTCGACCAAGTATCCTCCGGAGCTCCCAACCAAGAGATCTATACCGTATTCTGGTACTACCCTGTGGACGAACAACAATACGATGCCTTGGCAAACAACAACTTTTTCCTCACCGTGAACAGACATGATATTGTATATTATAAAGAACAACCTTAAAGTTCCCTAATTACGTAACGATCCGCTGATAACTTTAGTAAATCCGGATCTTCATTTGAAAACACAACCACATGAGGCGTCTTTGACAAACGTTTCAGTTCAGTATGGTATTTAGGCGAAAATACCACCTTGTCTTTTAGTTGCTCAAGCACTTGATACTGCAGATACATCATCTGCCCACGAGGAACGTTGAAGAAAAACACCGATTTAGACGCATCAACCAACATGGCTACATCAGCCACCTTTCCAACAGCCAACATTTGTCCCTTTGAACCTTGATCAGTGTACCAACGCTGAAACCAAGATTTCCCTTTGTTACCTTCACTATCAATATAGAAAAGGATGCTTCGATCGGAAGCATCTTCCTCCAATTCATCAAACAGTTCTTGCTGCCATGGACGGAGAACGATGTTCTCTTCCACCCCGAACAACTGACGCATTCTCATTACCTTCGTAACCCGAGGGTACTTGACCACCACCTCTGGGTGCAAACGGGCAACCTCCGGTGTAGTTGGGGGGCGTCCATGCTCCGCAAGAAACGCATCTCCGAAAGCAATACATTCGGATAGATCTGTCCGGCGCCCTTGCGGCCCGGGCAACACACCCCATGAGAAGATACAGTCTTCGGGTGTATCGTCCTTACGACAATACTTCTCGTTCTGGGAGGGAGAACCACGTGCAACCTCAAGATGAGCACGCTCCCCAACAATGGCTTTGACTGCCGCGAGATATAGCTGTGAGTGAAAAACCACAAAACCCTGTAAGTGAGGAGTGCCCGTACCGGGGGCAACCTCCTTTGCAAAGATGAGATATTCTACTGTGGGACCAACAGTAGTAAGATGCTCTACCTCTTCTTCAGTATAATTGTTGAGGGTGAAAACCCAACGCTTCGCTCGCGGAGGCATAGCTCAAAGTGGCC